TAGTGGAACTTATATAATTGGTTCAATAGTACAAAGAGGTCATGGTTGGATATCAATTATTGGTGGTACTACTCAATTGTATTTTTCTTCAACAGGAACAGTATCAAGTCCAACCCACATATCTGCATCAGCAGTATATAAGGTTTAAGAAATTATAAAGAAACAGGATAATAACAGATGAGTAAAATTGCACTAACACCAAATGCGAGTGGTTCTGGAACAGTAACTATTACTGCTCCTAATACGAACACGAATAGGACTATTGCGCTTCCTGACGTTGCTGGTAATATTGTAACAACAGGTGACACTGGAACTGTTACAACAGGTATGATTTCTGATAAGTTAAACACTCCATGTTTTCAAGCAACATTTAGTTCTCCATTAAATAACAATTCTAATAATGTCGCTATTAAAGTAAGATTTAATGCAACCACATTTAATCAAGGTGGTGGAACATATGACACATCCAACTATCGTTTTACCCCAGGCGTTGCTGGTGTTTATCAATTTGGAGCAAGTGTGAACATGAAAGATGCTGGTGATAATAGTGACTATCAACAACATAATGTGTCAATCCGTAAGAATGGAACTGATGTGTTTTTTAACAGAATTCAATTTTCAAGTGCTGTATTTCAATCAAGTGCTTATAACTTGCCTCTAACTTGTCTTGGATTAGTTCAAATGGATGCAGACGATTATGTAGAATGTTGGGCTAGTGTATACGGTGGAGATTTTGACTTACGACCTGAAGGTTCTCGATTCTATGGATTTAAGCTAGGGGGAACAACATAATGAGTGAAATAAAAGTAGACACCCTGTCAACCGTTAGTGGTTCTGGTAGCTTAACAGTAAGTAATAATCTAACTGCTTCTGGTGTCGTAGGTGTAAATGGTGGTACTGGTGGTCAAGTTGCAACAAACTTTACTTCTGCATCAACAATGGGTATGAAAATTAACGATACAAACTCTGGTAACTTGGGTGGAATGTTAGGTTTTTATTCTGGTTCTGGTGCTGGTACACTTCGTGCAAATATTCAAAATGCAAATAATGCTGGTGTTCACTTTAGTGTAGGAACTGGTGGTTCAGTGGTATTTGGGAACACTGGTTATACAGCTGCAAACGCTCTTGACGATTATGAAGAAGGCACTTTTGAAGTAGTTATTACTGGTACAAGTGGTGGAACTGCTACTGGTAATTCTGGTGCAGGCGCTGGTGCGAGTTATGTAAAAATTGGTGAAACTGTATTTTATAGAGGGTATTTTGCAAACCCAGTTATTTCTGGAACTATGAATGGTTCATTGCGATTAGCTCTTCCATTTACAAATAGAAATACTGATAGATTTGATAATGGTTCTGGTGGTTTTATTGTAGGACACAGAGAAATTAGTTCTGGTACTACTTCAAACGAGATTACACTTAAAACTGGTAGAGGTGAGAATTTCGCTAGACTTAGAAGAAAATATACTGTTAACAGTCGTTTAGAAGATGTTGATTTGACTCAAGGAAATGCAAGTATTAATTCCTCAACTCTTCTCTGGTTTCAAGGTACAATGAAAGTATAAATAACTTTATACCTCTAGTGGATTCTAGGGGCGGACAAAAGGAGAAAAATAATGGCGATTACAAAACGTACAGAAAATGACAAAATTGAAGTCGTAAATAAATGGAATATTCAAGTAAGAACAGCAACTATTATTGAAGAAGACGGTGTAGAACTTTCAAGAAGTTTTTCACGCCATGTGGTAATGCCATTTGTATCTGATTTTAAGAAAGATGATGATGGAGTACAAGTTCTTACAGGTGGTAAAAGAACCTACACTCATACTGCGACTGATATTTCTGGTGAAGATGCAGACGTACAAGCGATTGCAAGTGCAGCTTGGACAGATGCAAATAAAAATGCTGCTAAAGCATCATTTGAGGCGCTCAATCCAGCAGAGTAAATAGTTGCATGACAGGTTATGAACAACACTACCTTGGAAATCCACTACTAAAAAAATCTAATGTTCCTGTAGAGTGGACTAAGGAACAAATTCTTGAATATCAAAAGTGCATGGAAGACCCATTGCACTTCATTCAGAATTATATTCGTATTGTGTCTTTGGATGAAGGACTTGTACCTTTTACAATGTTCCCATTCCAAAAGGATATGGTAGGAACTATTCATTCCAATCGTTTCACTATATGTAGAATGCCGAGACAGTCTGGTAAGTCCACGACTATGGTTTCGTATATTCTGCATTACGTTCTATTCAATCCAAGTATGAATGTTGCAATCCTTGCCAACAAGGCATCGACAGCACGAGACATTCTTGGTAGACTACAACTTGCATATGAGAACCTTCCCAAGTGGTTACAACAGGGAGTTATGTCTTGGAACAAAGGTTCACTGGAACTAGAGAACGGTTCTAAGATTGTTGCATCTTCTACATCTTCTAGTGCAGTTCGTGGTGGTTCATTCAACATGATATTCCTAGACGAATTTGCATTCGTTCCAACAAACGTAGCATCAGACTTCTTCAGTTCTGTGTATCCTACAATATCATCTGGTAAGTCTACTAAGGTTATTATTGTATCTACACCTAACGGTATGAACCTATTCTACAAACTGTGGACAGACGCAGAGAACAAACGCAACTCATACAATATCATTGATGTACACTGGAGTGAAGTGCCAGGCAGAGATGATAAGTGGCGTGAAGAGACAATTGCAAATACTTCAGAAGAACAGTTCCAAAGAGAATTTGAGTGTGAGTTCTTAGGTTCATCCAATACACTTATTCACCCATCCAAGATTAAGACTATGGCTTTCCAAAACCCAATTGAGTCTAATGCTGGATTGGATATGTATGAAAGACCTAACCCAGCAAACACTTATGTTGTTATTGCAGACGTATCCAGAGGTACGAATAACGACTACTCAGCGTTCATTGTGTTCGATGTTTCTACTGTACCCTATAGGATAGTTGCAAAATATCGTGACAACGAAATCAAACCTATGTTGTTCCCTAATATCATACATGATGTTGCAAAAGCATACAATCAAGCATATGTAATGGTTGAGGTAAACGATATTGGTGAACAGGTTGCATCTGCTTTACAGTTTGACCTAGAGTACGAGAATCTTATCATGGCGTCCATGAGAGGACGGGCAGGACAGGTTGTAGGGGGTGGTTTCTCTGGAGGTAAGGCACAACTAGGTGTTAGAACCACTAAAGCAGTAAAGAAGATGGGTTGTTCTAATATCAAACAGATTATTGAGACAGACAAGTTAATCATCAATGATTACAATCTAATCAATGAGTGGAGTACGTTTATTCTCAAAGGACAATCGTATGAAGCAGAAGAAGGACACTGTGATGACCTTGCAATGTGTTGTGTATTATTTGGATGGTTGGTTCAACAGACTTATTTCAAGGAGTTGACAGACGATGACATTCGTGCTAGAATGTATGCAGAACAACAAGGACAACTAGAACAAGACATGGCACCATTTGGGTTTATGGACAATGGTATAGATGACCCACACGGCGAAACTGTTATAGATGAGTATGGACAGAGATGGAGTCCAGTAGTTCGTTCATATGATTCTAATTGGTAGAGAACTTAAAATCCCTACATAATATCAGTAATATCGTTTTCTAACTTGAGGTAGCAGTTTGCACAGACTACTTTGGATTTGTTGATTAGGTCAAGTACTTCTTTTCTAGAATCCTCGTTCAAACCTTTTCTCTTAGTTAGAGTACGAACTTTGCCCTCATGGGGGTAAAATTGGAGACACGCAGTTTCAGATTCACCACAATATTCACAGGACTTTTGACCTAGATATTCGTTGACCCATATCTTTCGGGCCCTGTAATTGCGTTGTGAAACCTTTTTGATTGTTTCTTTATACTTTTGATAGAACTCAGACATACATTTATTTATATGTTTTAGAACCTATAAAAAGTATAGTGAAGAAAAGGTTTCTTATAAATATATTCGTAAGTTTGAGGAAACACAAACCTATTAGTAATGAAATTCTTTTAAGGAGATAAAGATGGCATTTCAAGTATCACCTGGCGTTCTCGTCAAAGAGATTGATTTGACCAATGTTGTTCCTGCTGTAGCCAGTTCAATTGGTGCTATTTCTGGGGGGTTCTCAAAGGGCCCTGTTAGTCAAATAGTTCCAATCGGTTCAGAGGAAGAACTTGTGTCAATCTTTGGTAAACCTAACTCAACAAATTATGAGACTTGGTTTACTGCCGCTAACTTCCTTCAGTATGGTAATGCTCTAAGAGTTGTAAGAACAGACGCATCGTCTGCTAGAAACGCAACTGCAAACGGCGCTGGACTGAAGATTAATAACGACACAGATTATGAAAATAACTATGCTGGTGGACAAGCATCAGTAGGCAACTGGGGTGCAAAATTCCCAGGCACAGAAGGAAATGCACTTGCAGTTTCTATATGTGCAAACGCAACTGCCTTTGAACAGAACCTTGCTGATTCAAACCAGACAGTTGGTGAAGACGCTGCTGGTTCAACAGTAATCGCAGTTGACGCTGGAACAGCATTTAGTGTGGGTGATATTATATCATTCTCATCTGCTGATGCATCATCTGATGCAACTGCTTTCGCTCACCTCGCTGGTGATGAAGGTAATCAATACGAGGTTACTGCAATCTCAACCAATAACCTAACAGTTAGATTGTTAGACAATCCAAACGGTGGTGGTGTACAAGCAGTCATTCCTGACAATACGTTTATTCGTAGACGATGGAAATTCTATGACCTATTT